ATGCCCCCGAAATCGAAAACCGCCAAAACACCAACCCCGCCGCCAACCCCCAAAACCGCCCCGTTCTTCCGCCTCATGTCGTTGGAGCTGCTTCAGCCCAACGCCTACAACGCCCGCCGCTTCAAAGAGAACATGACCCCGCAGCGCCAGGCGCGCTTCTGGGAGCTGGTCGCCTCGGTGCGGGAAAAGGGGATCCTCGAACCGCTCCTGGTGCGGCTGGTACCGGGTGACGAGGTCATGTTCGAAGTCATCGCCGGCGAGCGCCGCTACCGCGCCGCCAAGCATGTCTCCGAAGAACTCGCCCTCAGCGCCGAGGCGAAACGATCCGGCTCATTGCCGCCCCGGCCGGTGGACTATATGGTCCCCTGCATGATCCACGATCTCGACGACGATGCCGCCTTCGACCTGATGCTCATCGAAAACTTGCAACGCGAAGACCTCAGCCCCGCCGAGACCGCCGCCGCCTTCAAGGCCTATCTCGACAAACACCACAACACCCCCGATGCCGTCGCCGAACTCTCCGCCCGCACCGGCATCCCGCCCCATGCCATCCGTCGTCAGGTGCGCCTCCTCACCCTGCCCGAGACGATCCTCGCTGCGTGGCGTGACGGCTCGATCACTCAATCCCATGCCGAGCTCTTCACCCGTCTCGATGATCCCACTCTGGCCCTCGATCTCCTCGCCGCCACCTTGCGCAGCAAGCTCACCGTCCGTGAGCTCGCCGAGCGGATCGGCGCCAGCGCCACCGATCTCGACAAGGGCTTCTTCGATCAGGCCGACTTCTGGCAGATCGGCGACATTGTCAGCCGCGACGGCAGCGACGAACAGGAAATCCTCCACATTAACGAGACAAGGGACCTGATCGAGGTAAAGTGCGTCAAGGTGCCGTCCGCGCCGTGGTGCTGTCTCGGAGAGATCGAAATCAACCTCACCTCCCGCTATTCGTATGTGCGGCCAGGAAAACGGGATGCCCCCTGGGAACCGATCGATCCGGAAAAAGAAAAAGAAGCCCGTCGCATCGAAGTCGATTTAGGCCTGCGAGACAAATAATGGCCACCCTCATGATGCGATCCTTCGCCCGCAGCATGGGTTTCAACTGGCCCCCGGAGACCGCCTGCATCGTCAATGGAGAGCCTGTCACCTATGCGGAGATCCGGGCCAATAAAATCGCCAGGCAGCGGAAGCATCTGGCCCGCGTTTTACGGTGTGACGGGCCGACTCGCCGGGCCGCTCACGTTTGGATATTCTTCGTACCTGGCTGGATCTATGGTGGCTGGCATCTCTACATCCGCACCATCAACGAGCGCTGGTGGATCCGGGAGTGTGATGCTCTGGCGTTGAGCCTCATGACCCTCTTCCCCTGTGGGTTATTGCCGTCTCCGGAGAATTTCGGCGCATGGAAGTTACGATTTGCCCGAACTTATGCCCGCGGTCACGATCGGCAGCAGGGAATGGTGGCAGGTTGGATCGATTTAAAACCCGGCCGGCCGAAAAATTTTCACTGTATCGAGAAACAAACCAACCCAAAGGAGAGAAACCCCATGTCCGAGACCCGTGTCCAAGTCGCCTACCACTTCAAGATCGACCCGGCCCAACTCACTCCCGGCCGCGTCCAGTTGCCAACGATGATCACCCGCACCATCTCCGTCGGCGACGCAGTCATCCCCGAAAAAGTCGCCAGCGCCGCCCTGTCGCCCGCCGATCGCGCCGCCCTGCTGGTCGAGATCGAAAAGCAGGTGCGTGAAGCCACCCGCACCGCCCGTTCCGCCGGAGAGCCCGCCGCCGATCCGGCGCCTGTCGAAGATGAGATGAGCGCATTCTGAGCATGGATCTTTTCGAATACGCCACCCGACAACAGGAAGATCAGCAGCCTCCGGAGTGCGATCATCTTCCGGTATGCGACAGATATTTTACGGAAACAGACCTCGTCTGCGGCAAGTGCCACCAGGTCTTGAGGAAGAAAGACCTTTGACCACGTAGGGGCTCGGCATGCCGCGTTCGCTCAAGCATAAATGTTCAGTTTGCCAAATTGCGCAATTTGCCGATTTGAGAGAAAGGAAACAAACCATGCCCCAACAACAAACCGACATCATCATCAAATTCCAGGGCCGCGAGCACCACGTCCCGGTCGGCTTCACCGCCGAGGACTTCGTTGACTCCCTGGCCTCCACCAACCCCAAAGCCGTCGGCGCCAAGCTGATCAAAGACGGCGAAGGGCGCTACACTCTCAAACCGACCTATCAGGAGAACGGGTGAGTCATAACGCATTTGATCAGCGGACCGCGACGAAATAGACGCGAACCGCAGAGATTTTCGAGACCCGCAGACGGTCATTCGGTCCGCCTGCATTATTTTGTTAGATTGCGGAGGTAGAGCAATGAGCGTGTTTGATGAATGGTTTGATTCGCCTGAAGTAAAATTTGCGCATTATAGGCTTTACAGGGTTGATGCCAGTGAAGCATTTAAAGCGGGGATGCTCGCGGCTGCAAAAATTTTTGAATTGCGATCGCGGGAAATCGAAGGTCGCAGCCCGGCCAGGATGATTCTGGATAGAGTCAGTGCAGATATTGAAAAAGCGCTGGAAGAAGCAATCTAACCACTAAGCTCAAGGGCCGGCGCTCTTTGCCGGTCCGACTTGCAGCGCCTTGTTATGGCGCGGGAGGTAGACAGATGAAGCATGAGTTTTCAGAAGGAATATGCGGCGATGGTTCGGCAATTCTCCGAGATGGAAGTCCAATGCCCATATCCTACATCCTGTCGGAGTTGCAGTCAGGAGAAGAGGCAAAAGAACTTATTTATCAGATCAACAGAAGTCTTGGGCCTTGCTGGGTTCAGAACTTGGCGGAATGTCTGCCGAAAAGTTAGCGCCATAACGATTTTCAGATATGCGGCTAGTCCGCATGAGCGCCTTGTTATGGCGCGGATAGGAGTTAGTAATGGATGGATTTTGGGCTTTTCTTATTTTGCTGTTTTGCACTCCGCTAGGGTGGATAGGTCTGATATGCTTGGCACTTTTGATAACGGTGATTAAGGGGTGAGCGCCATAACTACTGATTAGGGTGATTGTCACCGCTCTAAAATAAAAATGCACAAAGTGAATTATTTCACTTGCAATCGTTCACAATGTGCGTATAATTAAAATCAAGAAGAGCGGAACAAATAACCCAAGGAGATCAGACATGACCACGACCGTTAATGAAATTCTGGAAGCTAAAACCGCAGCCGGTGAAGATTCTTTTTTGTGGCTGCACGACTCTGGCGACTGCATTCTCTGGCCGACCGAAGAAAGCAGTATCAACGACGACGGCAAAAATGCAATCGAGCGCTGGCAGCTCAGCCGCGAAGAGGTTGACGAACTGATTGAGACCGGCGAAGTGGATGAGGTGGCATAAGTGACCGCCAAGGATCTCAGGGAGGCCCGTGAAGCAACGGGCCTCTCAATGGCAGAAGCGGCCCGCCTGACCGGGGAGAAGTACCGCACCTGGCAGAGCTGGGAGGATGACGGGCCAAACGGCCGACCGCCGAGGGCGATTGCTTTTGCATGGGTCGAACTCTACGCCCAGCTAAAACGGCTAAAATCACCCTAACTACTGATTATCCCGCAAGATTGCGTCTTATCACGAAAGGAGGTCAGTCATGGGAAGTCGTTGGAGTCAAAGGCGTTATGCCGAAAAAAGGCCCGATAACGTACCAATCAAATCAAGCAAGCTGACCGATTTTGACGCACTATTGCAGGCGATGCACCGGGAGATACGCCTGGAGCATTTAGCCCCCAGCACGGAAGATTCTTATTGTGGCTATGTGGCCGAGTTCCTCGATTTTAAGATTAAGCGCCATTCGCTTCTGACCGATGAAGCTGCGATCCGTGAATTTTTAACCTATGCCGCCATGGAAAAACACGTAGCAGCATCCACTCAGAATGTCATGCTGAATGCGCTTTTGTATTTTTACGGCAAGATTCTGCATCATGACGTCGGTTTGATCGATGCCCCGAGGGCACAGAAGGCAAAGCATATCCCCGTCGTCTTATCTGAAGACGAAGTAAAGAGAGTCCTGGCTGAGTTGTCGAATCCCTATCTGTTGGCAGCGGATCTCATGTATGGCGATGGCCTACGGGTTGAGGTCGACTGCCTGACGCTCAGGATCAAGGATATCGATTTCGGTCAAGAGATGATCATCCTGCAATCCAGCAAAGCCCTGAATGCCAGAACGCTGCCGCTCCCGAAGCACGATGTCGAGCCCTTACGCGCTCAGATCGAATATGCCAAGCGGTTATGGGAGCGCGATCTGGCCGAAGGGTGGGGCGCGGTCTTCATGCCCGATGCTCTCGCCAAAAAATACCCGAATGCGGCAAAGTCGTGGGCTTGGCAGTGGGTTTTCCCTGCGGGCTCACGATGGGTTGACAAAGAGGCCAGGCAGGAAGGTCGATGGCACCTTGACGTGTCGCTTATGCAGAAAGCGTTTCACGCCGCGATGATTCGCGCCAAGGTCTACAAGCACGCCGGGCCGCACTCCCTGCGCCATTCGTTCGCCACGCATCTTCTGGAAAACGGCGAGGACGTGAAGATGGTCCAGGATCTGATGGGCCACAAGGATCTGAAAACGACGATGGGTTATCTCCATGTGGCAAGGACCCGCTTCCGTCGGGTGGTGTCGCCCGTTGATCGTCTCTATGGTGTCGGAGATTTTAAGACCTGTCCGCATTGCGGAGGAAGCCTGTAACTGCTTGACCACCGTCAATGGCTGGTGGTAAATGTAATGACATCTGCCAGGAGGTGAGACCGTGGGAAACAAGGATAAGATTTTCCAGCTGAGATATTCGGACGAAGAGGCGGAGCTGCTCAAGAAGGTCGCCGCGAGCCGGGGCATCCCCGCCAGCGGCTGGCTGCGGATGATGATCCGTGATGCCTATGAACAGTTGGTGAAAGCGAAGAAATAGAGGCGGAGTGATGGAATTGAGATGGACAAAGACCTTTCTGCCTGCCCCGGACCGTCCTGGATGGTATTGGTTTCGGTGGGAGAAAGGCGTTGATCCGGAGGTCTTGCTGGTGACTGAAGAAGGTATCTATTCTTCAGATGTTCTATATTTGTGGGAACAGCCAGATGCTTGGCCAGGTGATGTCGCTCGGGAGGCTTATGCTGGCGGTGAGTGGGCCGGCCCCATCGGTTCGCCGCTTGAACCGGAGGAGACCGAATGAACACCTGTAGCTCCTGCCAATGGTGGGGATTCGATCCCGAGGTTGAAGAAGACGAAGCCAACCGGTCGATGGATATTCCTGGAGGGCCAAGTCATAAATGTTGCGGGCATCCAAAAGTTGGCTATGGATCATACACCGACCCAGAGCGACAGGATTTAGACGCGCTGAATTGTTACGATGCCGTCGGTACTGGGCCGCTCTTCGGTTGTATTCATCATGAGTTGAAGGTGGCAGGCTAGACTACATGTGGACGGGAAGCCCCGTTTAAGACGCCCTGTTTTGGGAGTTTTGCAGAGCACAAACCCTCTGTCGGATCAGCCGCACATGTTGATCCTGCCGCCTTCATCCCTCATAATTCATCCTTCATCCTTAAACGCCCCGGCCACCCCGCCGGGGGCTTTTTTTGCAAAAAAAACGCCCTCCCCACATTAAAAACCGTCCAGCACGTCCACCACGTCCAGCACGTCCACCACGTCCACGACTTTTGCAAAAAACTCCCCCATCCTAGGCGCCATGACAACGACGCCGCTCTACACCGCAGCCGAACTCACCACCGAAATCGAACTCTGGAAGAGTGCCATCCGTGCCCTCGCCATCAGCGAGGAGTACACCGTCGCCCTTCCCGACGGCTCGCGCACTACCGTGCGCCGTCCAGCCCTGCCGCAGATCGAGGCCCGCCTCGACAAGTTGCAGGCCATGCGCGTGCAGGCCAGTGTCGGCAACGGTCCCCAATCCATCCAAGGGAGGGTCTACCGTGGCTGATTTCGCCGCCAAACGTGCCGCCAACCGCGCCGCCAACGCCAGCATCGCCGGTGGCCGCGCGCCCCTTATCTCCCGCAGCGGCGGCGGACATACCGGTAGCCTCGGCAACTGGAACCCACGCCGCATCAATTACCGTGAAGAAGGGAGCCAGCGCGAGCTCCTCGCCAAGCGCTCCGCCGATCTGGTCGCCAACGATCCCCATGCCTGTTCGATCATCGAAGCGATCAGCGTCAATGCCGTCGGCCCCGGCCTCTGGCCGCAGAGCAAGCCCAACTTCAAGCGCCTGGGGATCAGCGAAGAAGAAGCCACCGCCATTGCCGAACAGGCCGAGTGGGAATTTGAACTCTGGAACATCGAAGCCGATTGCCGCGGCGTCTCCGACTTTTACGGTATCCAGTTTCAGAACCTTTGGAGCCAGCTGGTCAACGGCGAATTTCTCAATCTGCCGTTGATGCTCGACGATCCGTCGCGCCGCTATCGCCTCGCCCTGCAGGTCCTCGACCCCATGCGCTTGCGCTCCCCGTCAGACTACACCGCCGCCTCCTCCATTCGTGACGGCATCCGCCTTGGCCCCTTGGGCGAGCCGACCGGCTACTTCATCGCCAACCCGGCGGATGGACAACTCCTCACTAGCATGGCCTCCAGCAGCTTTGTCGAACTCCCGCCCAAACGCGGTCACCGCCCGGTGGTGCTGCACGGCTTCCACGCCAAGCTCCCCGAACAGGTGCGCGGCCTCGGCGGCGTCCTTGCCCCGGCGATGAGCTTCTTCCGTAACTTTGCCGACTATCTCGACTACGAGCTGATCGGCGCCATTGTCGCCGCCTCCTTCCCGGTCTTCATCGAAAAGTCGTCCCCCTACGATGCCACCGCCCTCCCCGGCGTTCACAAGGTCCCCGGCGCCCCCAGCGCCGATGTCCATCATTACCGCGAGATCCCCCCGGGCTCGGTCCTCTACGGCAACGCCAACGAAAAACCGCACGCTCTCACCGGCGATCGCCCCGGCAACTCCTTCCAGATCTTCGTCGAGACCGCGCTGCGCTCCATCGGCGCCGCTACCGGCATGCCCTACGAAGTCGTCAGCAAAGACTTCAGCAAGGTCAACTACTCCAGTGCCCGCGCCGCCTTTCAGGAGGCCTGGCGGGTCTTCGAACTTTATCAGGATTGGCTGGTCAACCGTTATTGCCGGGTGATCTGGGAGATGTTCTTTGAAGAGGCGGTCTTGACCGGCCGCATCGTCCTGCCCAAAGGCGCCCCCAATTTTTACGACGCCCGCGCCGAATACACTGCCGCCACCTGGGTCGGCCCGGAGAAGACCAACGTCGATCCGGTCAAAGAGATGGTCGCCGACATCATGGGCCTCAACGCCGGCACCACCACCCTCGCTGACATTGCCGCCAAGCGCAACAAGGATTGGGAGCAGCAGGTCAAGCAGCGCGGCCGTGAGATCAAGACCTTGAAAGAGGCCGGACTCAATCCAACGCCGCCGACCTCCAAAGAAGCCAAAGACCCGATCTTCGAGAAGACGACCGAAGATGCGATTTTTGAGAAGACCATTTCAGATGCGTTTTCAGACAAGGAAGAGGTTGCTGCATGAGACTCGATCATCTCGTTCGCCTGATTAGCCAACAGTGGGCGATTCAGCCCGATGTCCTTGAAAACTGGTGCCAGATTCTCGACGCCAAACTTTCCGGCCACTCTATCCCCGCCGAGTTCACCGCCGCCATCGGTAAAGAAAGAGCCGGAGAGCAGGAGGAGCCCTTTATCCGCGACGGCAATATCGCCATCGTCCCTTTGGTCGGCACCCTGGTCAAGGCCAACTCCTGGTTCTCCTGCGATGCCACCTATGCCGCGTTCAAGCAAGACCTTCTCGCTGCGGAACGGGCCAAGGGGATCGATGCCATCGTCATCGATGGTGATACCCCGGGCGGAACCGTCGCCGGCGTCGTTGAGACCGGTGATTTTCTGGCGCAGTTAAATCAGCGCAAGCCCCTCTTCGGTTGGGTCGATGATCTTGCCGCTTCGGCTGGCTACTGGCTCATGGCACAGACGCGCATGATCGGCGCCCATGCCGGGGCCGATATCGGCTCGATCGGCGTCTTGACCGTTGCCTATGACCGTTCCGGACGCGACAAGCAGAGTGGTGTTGTTCGTACTGTCCTTGCGGTCGGTGATTTCAAGGCGAGTGGAAACGACACCGGCCCTCTCACCAAAGAGGCGGAAGCCTACATCATGGAACGACTGAACCAGACCTATAGCCTTTTCAAGGGAGCCGTCAACAAAGGCCGCCCCCAGCTCAGCCTTGCCGCCATCCACGACATGCAAAGTCGTGTTTACAAAGCCGAACAGGCCAAAGGCCTTAATCTCATCGATCACGTTATGGGCCGAGACGAATACCTTGCCCTCGTCAAACGTCAACTCAAGGGCGCGGTCTCCGTCACCGTCCCCAGTAAAGGAGCCAAAGCCATGGATATGAAAACCTTGAAAGCCGAACACCCCGACCTCGTCACCCAGATCGAAACCGAAGCCCGCGCCGGCATGGTCCTCGCCACTGTCGCCGCCACTGCCCAAGCCACCGCCGTCAGCGCCGAATCGACCCGGATCCTGTCTCTGGTCAGCGCCACCCTCGGCGCCGAGACCGGCGACAAGATCAGCGCCATTGCCGGCGCCAACCTCAGCGCTGAGCAGATCACCAGCCTCGGCATCACCGTTGCCCCGGCTGCCAGTGGCGAACAGGCCAAGATGCTCGCCGCCATCACCGGCGCTGCCCCGAACGGCGTTGCTCCGGCCAAGGTCGTTGTTGCCCCGGAAGCCAAGGGGAGCAGCATCAATACTTCCGGAATCTACGCCAACCGCCAGAAAGTCATGCACCGCAAATAAATTGTCGCGCTTAATGTTCCCCCCTCTTACCCGTAAGGAGAAAGCTCATGCCCGAAATCGTTGAAGGAAAGTATGCCGGTGAATTCATCGCCAGCGAAGCTAACGGCTCCCGTTCGCGGAAAGTCGTCACCATCCTCTCCGGCCAGAACGTCGTCGCCGGTGAAGTCCTCGGCCAGGTCCTCAGCGGCGTGGCCGCTGCCGCCGCTGTCGCCGGTAACACCGGCAACGGCATCATCACCGCTGCCCCGGCCACTGCTGCCGGGGTCAAGGTCGGCGTCTATCGCGCCACCTGTGTCGAGCCCGGGACCAACGTCGGCGAGTTTATCGTCGAAGATCCTGACGGCATCACCGTCGGCGTCGCCGTTGTCGCCGCTGAATTTGTTGGTGGCGGTCTGACCTTCACCATCGCCGATGGCTCCACCGACTTTGCCAGTGGCGATGCCTTCACCATCACCGTCGCCGCCGGTTCCGGCAAGTATGTCGCCTACGATCAGGACGGAACCGACGGCAGCCAGATCGCCGCCGGCATCGCCTTTGACAACTACGATGCCAGTTCCGCCGATGTCGAAGGGGTCATCATCGCCCGCGATGCCGAAGTCAACAGTGCCGAACTCTCCTGGCCGAGCGACATCGAAGCCGGGGAGCAGATCACCGCCGAGACCCAGCTCGCCAGCCTCGGCATCATCGTCCGTTAATCAACGCCCCATTTACAGGAGATAAATATCATGCCCGGTTCTGTTTTCGATGTCTTCAACGGTGACGCCTTTACCCTCGTCTCCCTCACCGAAGGGATCAACAATGTTCCCTTCATTCCCGGCCGTCTCGGTCAGCTCGGCATCTTCGAAGAAGAGGGCGTCACCAATACCGCCGTCATGATCGAAGAAGAAGAGGGCGTCCTCTTCCTCGTCGACAACACCAAGCGCGGCGGCCCCGGTAAGCAGTCGGCCAATGCCAAGCGCAAGGCCCGCACCCTGCAAACCACCCATCTCCCCGCCGAAGGGCGCATCATGGCCGACTCCATTCAGGGCGTCCGTGAGTTCGGCACCACCGACCAGGCCAAGACCGCCGAGAACGTCGTCGCCAAGAAATTCGCCGGCCTCTCCAACAGCCTCGACGCCACCCTCGAACATCTGCGCGTCGGCGCCGTCAAGGGCGTCATCCTCGATGCCGACGGCTCGACGGTGATCTACAACCTCTTCACCGAGTTCGGCGTCACCAAGGAAGCTGAAGTCGATTTCGATCTCGACAACGCCACCCCCGCCAGCGGCGTCCTGCGTAAAGCTTGCGCCGCCATCGTCCGCAAAATCGGCGACAACCTCGGCGCCGTCCCCTTTGCCGGTGTTCACTGCCTTTGCGGCGACGCCTTCTTCGACGACCTGCTCGCTCACCCCGAAGTCGTCGAATCGTACAAGGGCACGCCGATGGCGATGGTCCTGCGCGAAGGCTACGTCTACCCGAACAGCGACGGCACCAAGATCTCCGGCGCCTTCGAGTTCGGCGGCATCGTCTTTGAGAACTATCGCGGCAAGGTCGGCACCGTCGATTACATCCACACCGACAAGGCGCACTTCTTCCCGGTCGGCGCACAAGGCCTCTTTAAAACCTTCTTCGCCCCGGCCAACTACATGGAGACCGTCAATACCATCGGTCTGCCCAAGTACGCCAAGATCGCGCCGGACACCAAATACAACAAGTACGTCGATCTCGAGGCCCAGTCCAACCCGCTGCCGATCTGCACCCGCCCCAAAGTGTTGATGCAGGCCAAGCGTACCTAATTCCAACGCAAAGGCGGCGCGGACCTCTCTCCCCGTTGCTGCCGACTCCGCGCTCCGCCAGGGCTCCCTCCCCCTGGCGGAGCGGACAGGAGTAAAACCATTTTGAACCGTAGGGGCACGGCATGCCGTGCCCGCCCTTGACCCAAAGGAACCCCATGACCGTGCGCGCCCAAGCCCTTGCCGATGCCATTAACCTCGCCCCGGAAATCGGCGTCGAGATGGCGATTTATCGCAACGGCGTCCTGCTCCGTACCGTCACTGGCTGCTACGCCCCACGCCCCGAAGTGGTCAGCAACTACAGCATGGAAAACACCGTGCAGCGCGCCAGTATCACCCTGTTCACCCCGGCCGAAGCCGACGGCCTCCTCGTCACCGATACCGTCGTTATCCCGAACGTCGGTGAGCGTAAATTTTACGGCAAGCCCAAGATCAACGCCTTTCACTGGACCACCTGGGAGTTGACCGGCGCATGAGTAAACACAACGACCTTCTCATCGCCCTCGCTGCCCGCCTCGCCACTATCACCGAAGCCGCCGGCTACAGCTGCAATGCCGGCGACAACGTCTTTCGCGGTCTCGAATACCAGACCGAACCGCCCGTCCTCCCCTGCCTCGCCTATTTCGTTGGCGAGACAATCGACGGCGCCGGCTCCACCCCGCCGAGCCAGGGCGAAGAGAATCACCTCCTTCCCATCGAAATCAACGGTTACGTCGCCGATAGCGTCCTCGGCGAAGCGGCCGATAATTTACGGCAAGATATCCTCCGCGCCCTGCGCTCCGATGAATACTTCGACGGCTTGAGCGAAGGCTTCGAAGGGACGATCACCAGCGCCTCGACCGCTGAGCCGCGCATCCTCGATGAAGCCGCTCCGGAGTACACCGCCGGCGTTGAACAATACCTCGGCATGTGCAAGGTCAATGTCACCCTCTTTTACGTCACCCCTTATGGAGAGACCTGATGACTGAACCCTGCATCCAATCCTCCGCCATGCTGCGCATCGAAGGGAAGCTCGACGATGTGGTTGACTCTCTGCAGATCCTCGCGGTGCAGAAGGTAGAGATCGATCACATCAAGACCGACCAGGAAGCGCTGCGCCGCTGGGTGCGTAGCCACGAGGATTCGATTCAGGTCCTCAAGCTGCAACCCGGCCTCATTGCCGGCAAGGTCATCTACATGATGGCCGGGGTCGGCACCACCGTCTCGGCGGGGCTGATTCTTTACGCCTTCACCCACTGGAAGGGTTGAGCATGAAACGTCGCAGCGTCGCCCCAACCAAGATCTGCATCCACCACAGCCTCACTGCCGATCATGGCGTGCTCAGTGATACCGCCGCCATCCGCCGTTACCACGTCGAGACCAATGGCTGGGATGACATCGGCTATCACTACCTGGTCGAACGGGTCAAGCGCGGGGTCAAAGTCGAGATCGGCCGCCCCATCTCCTTTGAAGGCGCCCACTGTCCGGCGATCAACGCCACCTCCATCGGTATCTGTCTGGTCGGCAATTACGACCTGGCACCGCCTGATAAAGAGATGCTTGATGCTCTCGCCCAACTGGTGCGCGAGCTCATGGAATTCTACGACATCCCGGTGGCGGGCGTCCATTTTCACAGTGACTTTTCGACCAAAAGTTGCCCCGGCAAACTCTTCCCCCGCGCCGGCTTTCTGTTAGCCTGCGCCGACGAGGTGCGACCATGAGCGTCTTTGCCAAGATGATCGGAGAAGCTGGCGGCGCCGCTGTAGGTGAAACCGTCAAGGGGGTTGGTTCGGCGATTGGCGGTCTGGCCAGAGATCTGCGGGCGGCTTTTACCGGTCAGGAAGTGATCAGCGAAGAGACCAAGATCAAGCTGGCAGAGATTGCCGATCGCCTGGAGCAGCGCGAAAAGGATCTCGCCTTGGCCCAGGTCGACGTCAACAAGTTGGAGGCGCAGAACCCGAATCTGTTTGTCTCGGGCTGGCGGCCGTTTATCGGTTGGGTCTGCGGGGTCTCGCTGGCCTGTTACTTCATTCCGAAATATCTGCTCGCCGCTATCTTCTGGATTCGTGCCAGTTGGGCCGCTCAAGTTCTTGTCGCCTATCCGGTCGATGGCGTTGACCTGCTGCAGTTGGTCCTGGCAATGCTCGGCATGGCCACCCTCCGCACCATCGAAAAGCACGGAAGTGTGGCGCGGGTTAAATAACTGAGGACTGCAACCATGACCATCACCGTCACCGCGAAGATAAACGCCGGCATCCACCCCCGGCTCGGCGCCATCATCCAAGGCCAAAGCTATTGCATCGAAGAATCCGACTTTTCGCCGGTCCTCTTTGAACGGGCGAATAATGATTCGCCCCTACCCCGTCAAACCGTAGGGGCGGAAAATCTTCCGCCCGCTGTCACCCCGGCCAAGCCCGGAAAGAAAGGAAGGTAAGCTATGCCGCCACTCGCCGGAGTCGCCGGAGTCGAAATGAAGTACGCCCTTAAGTTGGGCGCCACCTGGGGCACCGCCGCCGTCGCCGGGGCCGGTGACGGCCTGCTCCTCCTCCCCACCGGCCTCAAGCAGGGCGATGCCGCTCTCGAAGTCGATGACAGCCAGGGGCTCTACTTCTCGGTCGATGCCAGCCTCGGCGCCATCAAGGCCGATGGCGATCTTCCCGGCTATCTCCGTTATGACGGCTGCGATCTCCTCCTCGCCCTCTTCATGGGCACCGCCGGCGTCCCGACCCTGCACGCTGCTGGCACCCTGTCGCATGATTTCGTTTACCCGATGGCCGACAACACCGACGGCCTCTTCGCCACCTTCGTCCGTCACTGGAAGAACTACGTCGAAGAGATCCGCTCCCTCAAGATCGCCGCCCTCACCATCAAGGGCGAGCGTGGCAAGCCGCTGCAGCTCATCCCCAAGTGCATCGGCGACGCCAGCGTCCAGGATGGCGAGAACGACGCCACCACCTACGCCAGCGTCACCCTCACCGAGACCGCCAACCGCATCATGTTCAGCCAAGGGGTTTTCCGTAGTAATGCCCAGGCCGGCGCGGCGCTCGGGGCCGGCGATGTCATCACCCCCAACTCTTTCGAGCTGACCGCCACCCGCAAGATCGGCGGCGTCTACAACGGTCTCACCCTCGGCAGCGGCAACGCCGCCCGCGACGTCATCGACGAGCCGAGCAATGACGGCATGCCGGAGATTACCCTTAAGCTCACTTTCCCGCGCCACACTGCTAAGACCCGCCTCACCGATCTCGGCAGCGACAGCCGCTTGAAGATGGATATGACCTTTACCGGCGCCCTCATCGAAGGGGCCATCCCCCGCACTTTCAAGCTGGAGCTGCCGCACCTGCAATACAAAAGCGTCGATATCGTCGACGAAGCCGGCATCATCAAAGAGCCGGTGGAGTTCCTCTGCCACGGCTGCACCGCCGCTCCCACCGGCATGGCAACCCTGACCCAGCCGCTGCGCATCAGCGGCACCAACCAGCGCGATAGCGATCCGCTGGCGTAAACAGACCCCCCTCACCCGGCCTGCGGCCACCCTCTCCCCACGGCGGGAGAGGGGCACCACAAGCAGCCCTTCTCCCTGAGGGAGAAGGTGCCCCGAAGGGGCGGATGAGGGGGATAAACCAGACACCCCACTCAAGAGGCTCTATTTATGGATATCTCCCTGCTCCGCAAGGCCCCGGCCGATCGCATCCGCACCGTCAATCTCTTCGGCACCCCCGCCGAGACTGCCGAGGTGCTCTTTTGCGGTGCCGAAGAAATGAAACAGATCCGCACCATCGCCGCCGAATTGACCGGCAGCGGCACTCCTGCCGACGATGCCTATAATCTCGCCTTTGGCCGAGTGGCGTTGCGCGGCTGGTCGGGCCTCACCGACAACGACAAGCCCCTGCCCTTTAGCCAGGAGAACGTCGACCTGCTCATGCTCGGCTCCGCCGAGATCCGCAGCGTCGTTCTGCAAGCCGCCTCGTCCCTGCGCGGAGGGGTGGAAAAAAACTAGTCGACCACCTGCGGGCGCGCCTCGATTATCCCGGCGTCTCGTGCGAGGCCTGCCGGGAAGCCGAGCAGGTGGATGGCTTGACTCCGGATTGTCGCACCGCCCTCGGTTGCCTGATCCCGGCTTTGCCGGTCGAGGGTAAGCGGGTTTTAGAGATTCGCGGCCTGCTAAACAGGCTCCATAACGTCATTGACGCCGGCACCATCTGCCGGATCTGCGACGTTGATTTGATCGATCTGCAACTCTTGGCGATTGTCGAAGAAGAACTCAAAGAAGGGACAGCACATGGCGAAGGACATTAAAATTATCTTCAGCGGCGACAGCAGCCGCGCCGATGCCGCCATTAAGTCCCTGGAGAACAGCGGCAAGCAGGCCGCCTCGATTCTCGAGCGCGAGTTTAACCAGCTCGGCATGAAGAGCGCACTGGCTTTTGACAACCAGCGCTTGGCGGCCGACAAAGCCTATGCACGCATCAAGAGTAGCGGCCTCGCCACCGCTGGCGAACTGGAGCGGGCGCAAAAAAACCACGCCAGCGCCATCCTGCGCATCGACGAAGAGCAGCACGGCAAGCGCATCGCCATGCTCGACAAGTTCAAGGCCAACTGGCTGGCCGTCACTGCCGGCATTGCCGCGGCCTGGGCGATTGCCAACAAGGCCATGACCTTGGCGCAAGAAGGCGCCGCCTTTCAACAGCAGGGTCAATCCTTCGCCAACCTCGCCGCCGCCAATGGGGTCAGTGCCGACAAACTGATTGCCGATCTCCGTCGCGTCAGCGGCGAAACCGTCTCGGTGCAGCAGCTCGTCGAGAAATCCGGCACCGCCATGCTCACCGGCATAAACGCCGATATGCTCCCCAAGCTCATGGAGATTGCCAAGGCCTCCAGCCGTATCACTGGCCAGACCGTTACCGCGGCGTTTGATAGTATCTCCATCGGTTTGGCGCGCATGTCGAAACTAAAACTTGACGACCTCGGCATCCTCGTTGATGTCGAAAAAGCCAATAAGGCCTATGCCGAGGCCCATAACCTTGTCGCCTCGGCCCTGACCGAAGCCGAGAAGAAGCAGGCATTTTTCAACGCAACCCTCCTTGCTGGTCAGAAAATTATCGACGATACGGGATCCGCCGCCGAGACCGACGCCGATAAAATGGCCAAATTCTCCGCCTCCATCGACGACATCGGCAAGAGTGTCGGCATCCTCCTCTCTGGCCCCATGGCCAGCTTGGCGGCGGAGATGTCCGCCACCGTCGGCTGGCTCGAAGCCTACAAATCCGGGCAGGTCGGCTTTTGGGAATGGGCCACCACCGGCGCCGAAGCTGCCGCCGAAAAGCTCAAGACCCTGCGCAAGACCGCCTTTGACGCCAGCGTCACCCCGGAAGGCAAAGCCCTGGCGCAGCGCCGCATCGAAACCGCCGCCCGCGAAGCCGCTGAACTCGAAGCCAAGACCAAAAAAGAAGCCACCGCCAAGGCGCTGGTCGAGGCCAGTGCCGCCCGCGAAAAAGAACTGATCGCCATCCGCAAGCACAACGACAAGATCCTTGATGTCGAAAAGAAGCGCATCAGCCAAAGCCTTAACCTTGAAAGCGGCCATCTGCAAAAGATAGTCAGTAACTACGAGTCCGCCGTCAAGGCTATGGACAGCCTCATCGATGCGCGGGCCGCGGTACGCGATCAACTCGCCAGCCGCAACGCTGCCGACCTGGCCAAGGGACAGACACCGAAAGACGCTCTCAACACTTACCTTGATCAGCAAGACGCCATCAAGACCGCCGAAGAGAAGATCGCCAACTCTTTCGGCCTGAGTGCCGAAGCCAAGGCCAAGGCCTACGCCGACCTCATCGACAGCGCCGCCACCTACAACCAGGCGGTCATCGACAACGGCGTTGAAATCATCTCGACCTATCAGACCGAAGCCGACTATCTCGCCACCAAAGAGACCTTAACGCAGCGGATCACCGACCTCCTCGATACCGAGGCCGCCAAGCGCACCGCCACCGCCGAAGACTTCGCCAGCCAGATGATCGCCGCCGAAGAGCGGGTCAGCGCCTTCAAGTCGGAGGTTGAAAACCTCGAAACCATCCTCGACCGCATGAACAACAAAGAGGTCAATATCATCTTCAAGGCAACCGATGCCGCGCAGATCCTCGCTGCCGGCGGCATGGGAAGCGCCAAGAATTATGTCACCGATGAATCCAGCCCCAACTTCATCGGCCCCACGCGCTCGGTCAGTGGCCTGCCGACCAGCGACATCTCCACTCCCTTCGGCGCCGGCTTTCACACCGGCACCGGTTATGTCCCCCGCAGTGGCCTCTATCCTTTGGCCAGAGGTGAGCAGGTCTTGAACCGCAACGAAGCCCGCGCCGCCCAGGGGGGGAGTCAAACAGTCAACCTCGGCGGCATTCATATCTCCGGCGTCTCCGCCAGCGGCGCCGAAAAAACCGCCCGTGAACTGGCCCGCGAGATTGAACCCGAGCTGCGCAAATTAGCCGGACGTTATCGGTAAGCCGTGACGCGTAACGCGTAACAAAAGCCCTTGTCACCCCGTCACGCGTCACGCGTCACGGCCCTTAAAAAGGAGCCCCAACCATGTGGACCATCGATATGGGATGCAGCCGCTGCACCCACCGTCAATCGCCGCAGAACCCGACACCCGCCACCCCCTGCGCGGATCGCGTCGAGATTGTCCGTGGCCTGCAAGCCCTGACTACCACCCTCAACGCCGCGCCCTTTGAGGACACCCCCGGCGACGGCATCCTCATCGTCGCCTGCAAAGATTTCGCGGTCGCCTAGATGCCCGCGGCGCGCTTCGATCATGCTGGCGGTTCGGTGCTCTTTGGCCGCCACCCGCTGCGCCCCGCCGGGGGAATTGACCTGTTGCAGGCCGAAGCCCGCGCCACCGGCGGTACCCGTTACGGCTATGATCCGCATGCGATCGAGCGCCCCTTGACCCTGCAATGGTCGGGCATGGCCAGCGCCGATCTCGCCGCCCTCGAAATCTTCCTCGCGCAGGTCGTCAAGGGCATGGCCGAACTCTTCACCTACACCGATTTTGCCGGAGTCGTGCACACCGTCCGCTGCGCCACGGCGCAACTGAATAGTACTGAGATTGCCTTTGGTCGGCACAACGTCACCCTTGACCTGTTGGAGAGCGCATGACCCGTTTTGTCTTTGACGGCGTGACCGTACAATTCAACTGCGATCCGATCCGGCCCGCTGCCAAAAGCATTGACTCGCGGCAACTGCGCGAGACCGACAGCGCCGGCAATGTCATCGTTTACGGCAAAGGTGAGGTGCTCACCAGTCACAGCCTCACCTTCCCGCGGGTCTCGGCTAGCGTCCTCGCCGATCTGCGCGCCTTTGTCGCTACGGCGATTCTCGGTGTCCGTTATCCCTTCACCTGGGTCGATCATGCCGAGGTCTCCCGCACGGTTAAACTCACCGCCCCGCGCCTGCGTCATACCCCGGTCGGCGCGCATCATCGCCTGCAGATCGATCTGGAGGTGATGGTATGAAGACCTTCCCTGCCGGTTTCACCGCAGAAAAAAACAAACTGACCGGCGCCCGCCCGCTGTGGATCATCAAAATGACCGTCGGCGGCGTCGACTATTACCTCAGCGACCTCGCCCTCAGCATCGCCAGCTGGCTGGGCGGCATCACCACCAAGGCCTGGATCTCTTCCTGGGGACAAGTCACCGAAGGGATCAGCGGCGAACTGAGTGAAATCCGCCTCAGCGACCTCGCCATCGATTGCCTGATTGATCCGGATAGCGCGCCGAACATGGCCGATCTCGCCGTCGCCAGCGATTTCGAGCGCACCGCCGTCAGCCTTTATCTTTGGTTCCGCGATCTCGACCCCGCCAGCGATCCGCCCCAGGAGATGGCGCGCTTCTTTGTCCGTGATCCGGTCGAGATCCCCGACGAAACGATTGTGCGCATCGGCCTCGAAGACGAAGCCATCCGCCTGCAAAAGTATCTCGGTACTAAAATCACCCGCGCTGACTTCCCGACTGCTGACCCCGACGATGTCGGCAAGGTCATTCCCCTCGTTTATGGCAGCGTCCGCCGCTTGCCGGCCTTGGCCGTGGCGTCGGGAATTATGACCAGCCTTCCCAGCGCCATCAATGCCAGCACTACCAGCGTCATTGTCTCTGATGCCACCGGCCTGAGCGCCGGCATGACCCTGACTGTTGACGATGAAGAGATGACGATCAGCGCTGTGAGCGGCGACACCTTGACCGTGACCCGCGGTGTCAATACCACCCTGGCGACGATCCACACCAAGGGGGCGATCGCCTGGCAGGTGTTGGGCGAATATGTCTACCTGCTCGCCGATCATGCGGTGAGCAGCATTCCAAAAGTTTACGGCGTCGTCGGCGCAGCGGAAGTTGAGATTTCCGCCATTGCCAGCCGCTATCTCGGCAGCGGCACCAGTGCCGTGGTCGCCGTCGGTGCTCTCGGCGGCCAGCATCCCGATTATCCCGGCCGCGCCTGCATTACCCTGCCCAGCTATATCACCGCCTCGCAGGCCGTCGATCTCCTCGTTAATGACGGCATTGCCGTTAATGACGCCCTTAGCATCGTTGACAGTATCGCCGTTAACGACACCATCAGCGTTGCCGATACCATCGGCGTCAGTGATACCATCGGCATCAGTAACCCGACCCATGGGCATACCGTCTCCTCGACCCTGGTGCAGTTCGCCACCGGCGTCCCCTGGACCAGCGCCTCCACCGGCAGCTATTTCTCCGTGGCACCGACCTTCGGCTCGTTGTCGGGCGTCAGCGTCGCCACTTACACCTATACCTGGGGGATGTCCTATACCGGCAGTGCGCCGCTGGTCAAGATTTTTGACGGGAGTAGTGAGGTCTCGGTTGGTACCGGTGGCAGCCATGTGGTAACGGTCTCAGGCACCTATGTTCCTGAGTTTCGCGTCACTCCGGCCTCGGGCGGGACCGCCCAACTGACGATCAACTCCGCCTCCCGGCAAGTTGTTTATGATGCCGGCACCACCTCGGTTGCTCAGGCGAGCAGCAAGTCCGGCAGCGCTACGAAGTCCGGCAGTGCCAGCAAGTCCGGCAGCGCCGCCAAGTCCGGATCCGCCAGCCGCTCCGGCAGCGTCAGCAAGAGCGGCACCGTCACCATCTCCGGTAACTCCGGCGCCAATACCCTGGTCAGTGATGTCGTCCTCGTCGATGTCACCGGCACCCTTTCCACCCCTGCCGCCGTCTGCGCCGATCTCCTCAGCCGCAGCGGCCCTTACACCCTCACTCAGATCGGCAGCTTCCCCGCCAGCTACCGTATCGACGGCGCCATCACCGACTACCAACGCGGCATCGATCTGCTCGACAGCCTCGCCTTCCAGTGCCGCGCTTATTTCCGCCTGCGCCTCGGCACTGGTCAACTCATCGTCCGCCCCGACACCCTCACCCCGGTCAAGGCCATCCCCGCCATCCGCCTGAGCGGCGGCCGCCTCACCCTCTCGCGCCGCAAGGCGGCGATGAGCGAGATCATCAACAAGATCAATCTCCTTTATGATCGCGACCCCTCATCCGCCGGCAGTGACGACAGCGCTTACCGCGCCGCCCTGGTCGACAGCGACAGCCAGTCGATCACCGACTACGGCGAAAACGAACGCCCCGAACTCTTCCGTTTTGACCTGGTGCGCGACGCCACTATGGCCGCCGATCTCCTCTCCTTCTACCTCGGCGAATATGCCCGCCGCTACTGGCTGCATGATTTCGAGATCTTCCTCAACCACAGCGAACTCGAATTCGCTGACCCTGTCACCCTCGATTTTCTTGGCGGGCTGGTTGCCGAGATCCAGTCGGCGGGCTTCTCCCCCGGCGATATCAGCCGCGCCGATGTCATCCGCCTCACCTGTCGCAGCCAGGGTGCCGGCGATGCCGCTTTCGCCATGAAATACCTCACCGATAATGCCGGAGGCTACATCCTCACCACTGCCGACGGCACCGTCGCATTGACGACAAGGAGTTAACCATGCCGATACCGACCCAGACCAAACCGCTGAACGATGCCGCCGTCGCTGCCGAGATCAAGGCGGCGTATGAGAGCAATGCCGATACCAATGAGTTTAGTGATAGTGAGAAGACCAAGTTAGCATTGCCTTTGTACGAGCGCGGCAATCTCCTCGGCACGGTCAGCCAAGCTGCCGGCGTCCCAACCGGGGCGGTCATCGAACGCGGTAGCAATGCCAACGGCGAGTATGTGCGCTGGGCCGATGGCACGCAGATTTGTACACATAAAAAGAACACGGCCGCTGCACTTAACATTAGTACTGGTGCGGTGTATACGACTGGAAACACTAACTGGTCTTTCCCTGCCGCATTTTCAGATCCGCCCATTGTAAGTGTATTAGAACTCTCAGGTAATGGTATTTGTTGGGGCGGGCTTGGAGATAATGGGACGACAACAACATCTACTTCATTTTCCATGTTTAAATCAACGGTTGGGAGCGTTTCATTTGTCGGGCTATCCGCCATCGGCCGCTGGTACTAAGGAGGAATTATGATTATCAAGTTATCCCCGCAACGCAGTGACACTACCCTGCAAGTCATCAAGGCAGGTGACACCCTGACTATTAACGGTGTTCCTTACAACTTCTCTGTAATTCCAGAAGGCGCCACCCTGCCGGCTACTGCTACCAACTGCTCCTTTATCAGCGGCGATGTCGCGCGCATCGACGGTCATCTCCAGCTCACACTGATCTTGCCGATCGGCGCCAATCCAACCGCAGCACAAGCTTTCCCCTTGGCGATTGTTGACCCGCCGGACGGACTTCTGGTTCTCCCAGGAGGTGCAGCATGATCGACGCCACGCAGATCATCACCGCCGCCATGAAGTCGGAACATCAAGCCGCCGCAGCCATGGCAGACATCCGCCGCCAGCGCGATGCAAATCTCGCCGCCGGCCTCTGGCGAGTAGAACGTTACCGCACCCAACTGGAGGCGGGCTTGCCCACCTCCGATACCGCAACCCAGTATCAGTCGCTATTGGTCTACTTGCAGCAGTTGCGGGATTTTCCGCAGAACTGTGACCCCACCAATCCGTCCTGGCCCGAGGTGATCTAATGGCAACGAAAATCTACCGCAAGCGCGATCTGCCGATCAGTATCCCGCTCATCTGTCGGCGTGGCGCCACCCTGCGCAGCCCGCTCTACCGCCACCGCGACCCGGTGACGCAGGCGCTGCTCGATCTCACCGGCTGCATCCTCGCCGTCCCCGCCACCCTGGCCGACGGCACGGCCCTTGATCTCGCCCCTTACCTGGTGACCGATCTCCCCGGCGGCCGCTATCGGATTATCATCCCGGTCAGCGTCACCGAGGCCGCCACCCCCTGGCCCGCCGGCCTCGGGAATTATGATATCTATCTCACCGACTCCCTCGGCGTCACCACCTGCTATTTCGGCGGCGTCCTCGGTCTCAAGGAGGCCGCCGAATGACGGTACTGATCGAAATCGAAGACCTCTCTGCCGATCTGGAAATCATTGATGACGTGGTCGAAGTCGTGGAGCTCGCCGAACAAGGCCCGCCCGGCCCGCCGGGGCCAGCCAGTGCCGGGCTGGATGCTGATGTTGAGGCGGCGCTGCTAGCCGCCAACGCTCCAAGCGCCGAGAACCCGATAGCGACGGTGGCGGATCTGCCGGAATCCTCCCCCGCCGAAACCCTTCTCACCCTCGCCGCGCTGGTCGAGTCCTCCGGCGCGATTACAGTCCCCGCCGATGCCGACAAGATCCCCCTGCGCGATTCGGTGAGCGGGCTGTTGGCGCATGTGTCGTGGAGCAATATCAAGGTTGCTGTTAGCACGTTAATCGCCGCCGCCCTCGGTGCATGGAAGACGATCCTCGGGCAAATCGACGCCCTCCAAATCATAACCGCCCCCGACGCCACCACCACCGCTGCTCTCGATTACGCCCTCGGCAACGCCGGTTACATCGACGCTTCAGCCATGACCGGAGCGAAAGTACTCACCATCACCATGGCGAACTGGCCCGCTACCTCCGCGGATTACGCCGCCTACAGCCTGACGGTCAAATGTGGGGCTGAGATCCCCTCGATCACCGCCCCGGCAGGGTGGGTAGTGTTAACGCTCTTCTTGACCATTGCTGCCAGCAAGACCAGCGAGTTTACCATTCGCAGTGTCGGGGCCGCTGCGCCGCGTATGTCGATTGTGGAGGCGTACTGATGCTGGCGCGGATGATGTTGATGAAACAGAACCTAAAGAAATTTGCTTTAAGTTTTGTTGGTGGGAATAGCTACGTGGACTGCGGTGGTGCCGTATCAATAAAACCAAGGACTGCTATATCCATTTGTGCCTGGGTAAAATTCAATACCTTAGCTACTGGGGTACGTTTTTTGAGCGATTGGCACCAACTAACTTTAGAGGATCGGTGGCTTTTTTTTGCCGGAACCACCGGAAGCTTTGTGTTTCACGCTAACACAGACACCCCTGCATTTACGCCAACTATGGGCGATTGGTATTTAGTCACGGGGACTTATGATGGAAGCTATTTGCGCCTCTACATCAATAATGATTTGATAGGGGCTGTTCTAAAAACAGGGCTATTACCTGCGGGGACATCTTCTAAAACCGTGCGCTTGGGGAAACAACAGGAAACAGGCAATGGTTTCGACGGTGAAATGGACGATGTGCGTATATACAGCCGAGCACTAACGTTAACAGAAATAGGTCAACTACATGCGGGCGGCGCAGTTTCTTCAGAAGGTTTAGTCGGCTGGTGGAAAATGGACGAAGGGAGCGGGTTGGTTGCCGTGGACAGCTCCGGGAACGGAAATACTGGTGCAATATTTAACGCAATATATACGGAATCCGATAGGTAGCTGATCGTCACACCGGAATAACCGAGGAAACGCTATGACAATCATCCAGATCATCGACAACACTGTCACCGCAACCCGCACCCTGCCGACCGCCTGCATCATCGCCAACACCTCCCACGCCGTGCAAACGCTGTCACGCTGGCAAGAGCTGCACCCTGGCGAGGACTGGCGGGAGACAGCGGTGATTACGCCGATTTATGACCCTGCCACACACCGGCTGGTAGATGATTTTGATCCGGTCACAGGGCTGTTACTGACCGTGGCGATCCCGGTAGAGGAGATTGCCGCTGCAATTGCGACACTCCGCAAAGAGGCTATCCGTCAAATCAGCCGCGCCGCCAAGGATGCTGTTGAAGACGAAGCCAACGCCGCCCTGCAAATCCAGATGGAACGCAACTACGTGTCAGCCACTCCGCACCTGATGATTGTTGAGATTATCAACTGGGGGAAATCGATTTATATGCAGGCGGAGGTTAACAAGAGTATGGTCGCGGCAGGGATGGCCGACGATGGCGACTTTGCGTCCCTCTGCGACTTCTCCGCCTTTGGCCCGAAGCCCTACACCGTCTATCAACTCTACGTTGCCGGACTGGTGGAGTTATGA